ATGCGATCTGGTCGAACACGTCAGCCTTAAGGTTCTCAAGGTGGTCGATGCGATACTGCATCCCGACCAAGTTATCCAAGGGGCCCATAGCGTAGAGGTTATCCTGACGGACTCTCCAGCCGACGTGGAAGATGGGAGCATCCCCAAGCCACGAGGGGTTCTCATCATTGCTAAGGACGTGTGCTCTGTCCATAACGGTCACTACGCGGTCTTGGAGGAACTCCCCAGACTCTTTGTCGAAGATGTCCCCGAAGAAGGTCATAACCTCAACCATGTCGGATTCGTAGTATTGCCCAAGGCTACTAAAGCCATCAGCAACAAACCCGTTGGACTTGTGGTAGTCACCCTCAGTGTTCCTGACCGAGCGTCTCCCCTCAACCATCTTGTTGAAGGCTTTCTTCATAGACTCGTTGGTCGGGTCTAGTTCGATCTCCCGCTTGATCTCACCCATAGTTTTCATGCTACGGATGATCTTTGGGGTCGATGAGAAGTTCTTCGCAATCGGGTTGAAGCAAATATCGTAGGGGCTGATACGGACCAGCTTAGGGCCAACGTATTGCGGGGTGTACTCACCATCCTCTTTGAAGATGAAGCCATCCTCCCACTCAACCATCCCGAAGCAGTTGCCGTAAAGGATGTAGTCGTTGAGCAGTTCAGATACAGTGTTCACAAAGCCAGACATCCTGACCTTGGTTTCCATGTACGCCTGAATAGTGTCCCGCTTCTTCTTGGTAGCAGCCGCCTGCGAGTTTGCCTCCCAGCGCATCCACTTCTGCTGGGGGAACATCGTAGCGAAGTAGTTCGCATGGAGGTTGTCAGCGATCTGTGTCAGCTTGGGGGTGGTCGTGGTGTTCGACCAAGGAAGAATAGCGTTTCCAGTAGTCTTGGTGTCGGTGGCATACAGGTAGTTACGGAGTTCCTTGGTTTGTTCAATCCAAGTACCCCGTAGTTCATTCCATGTGCGCCACCGCTCCGCGATCTCCACAGCAAGGGAGTCGGGGTTCAGGAGGTGCTCAACGTCTAAGGTCTTACTCATTATCTGCTATGTCCTGCTCTGAACCTTGACGCTGCCCACTCCACGTTGTCTGTGCGTGTGGTGCGGTTGCTCCTTGTAGGGGCTACTGCCATATCAATAGCAGAGGCCAGAGCGTCTTTCACGTCATCATGTGGGGGGTTTCTTGATTGCAACTCTTCCTCTAGGTACTGGATGTTTCCACCCCTGTAGTGCCAGATTTGAAGGTTGTCATAACGAGGCTCAAGGATAGCGGCAATGCGCTCCTCTTTGTTGCCAAGGTTTCTAGTGGGCCTGTATTCGTCCACTGAAAGGGAAAGGCCGTGTTGTCTGATCAGTTCTTTAAGCTGCTTCACAATAGCCATCTGCGCTACGGAAACTTCTGCTCTGATCTTCCTGAAACCCCACTTACCCTGTGCGGCCATAATATGATCAAAGTAGTCGCTGATCCTGTCTGTCTTGAACCTGTCAATATCAATAACGTAGATGTTGTTGTCAGAATCAATACCGACTGTTACTAGAGCAGTGAAGTCAGCCTTGCTTCTGAGCGAGAACGCAAAGTCAATTGCTGCGAACACGTTCAGTCTGCGGCCCTTATACTTCCAGTAGCCATCGTCCTGCTTGAGGAACTTGGACTCGAAGTATTGTAGCTTGTCTGATCCTACGGGGATGTTGTCCGGGTCACTGGGGTCATTGTAATACTGAGCCCTGAATTGCCCCTTGTCGAGATACTTACCGCGCTTCTTGGAAAGGGTGGCTATATCAAAACCAAACCACTTACCGTCCTTGCGCTGCTGTCTGGGCCACAGGAACTGGCCTGTGCCATCCCCCATGTCCTCTACCGGACGCTCGAATATCTCGTAAATCTGTTCTTCACCTACAGGCTCGCCATCCTCGTTGAACAGCGTCTCCTGCATTTCCATAATATCGTTGTACAGGTCCTTGGAATGGTAGCGCGTACCTACGACCCACTCTCTTGCGTCTGCACCCTCAATGGATGAGAGCAGTGAGTACTGGCTGGCTACCTTGTTCCTGCCCTCTACGGTCAATGCGTTCTCGGCAACTACAACGTCATCAAGTACAGCAATGTCGCAGTGCAGCCCTGTTAGAGAGGTTGTCAGGCCACCAGTGAAGATGGATGGGTCCCTGACGTTCTCTCTCTTGCGGAGGGGGTGGTCTAGGGCTATCTCGGAGTTAGTCCACTTAGCCCGCTTCCCTTCCTCTTTGTGGATGTGGTCCGGCCAATACCTGCGGTAGATGTCCGAATCCATAATACCTTTGATGAAGGTCAACTGCTTCTCTGCGAGGTTAGCAGTCGCTGAAATATAGAGGACTCGTAGCGTAGGGTCCTTCGTCAGTTCCCAAGCGACACGATACGCTACGAGCCTTGATTTACCGTGATCCCGTGGGAACAACAGCAATTGGAAATTCTTTGCGTCTGGTCGTGTCCACCATGACAGAACTTCTTTGTGGCAGTTGCCTAGCACTTGTGTAGGTGCTACTAGCGATATGAAGAACTCTAGGTCGTTCTCAGCCGCCTGTCTGATTTCTTCAATACTTGCCATACTTACTCTTTATAATAACTCACTTTAGGCGAACCAGCCCGCCAAATCACGACCGAAATTGTGTGGGTGTAGTTGGGCCTGTATTGGCCCTGTTGTCGATGATGAGAGCGTATTTCATTATGCTACCTTCACTGCATAGAATGAGGCGTTCCTCTGTGGGCGGGGGGATGCGGTGCGGTTCACACCAAGACCTGTTGATAAACTTCCGCTGGAACTGTCAGTGGCAATCTCAAAGACCTTTGAAGCTGTGATGGTGAGGTAAACTTCCAGCGTATCATTACTGCCAGCACCCGTAGTTGCAGTCTGTCCGGTGCTGGAGTAGGCGACGGGTGTTGCGTCAGTGACGTTATACAGGCGTAGATTAGTGCCTTGGATCGTATAGGTCGTGCCACTACAGCGGATGATGTAAGTGCCTGCGGGTAGTGTCACCCGCTTAGACGCCAGACTTGCACCTGCAATCTCATTGATAAGCACAGTGTTGAGGTTGCGTGTGTTATATGAACCCCCCGTATATGGCACGGACGTTGCTGACGCATATTCCTCAACAGCCTCAAAGATTTGATACGACTTGATGACACTGAAAGCGTCAATCGCCTGCTTGGTCCGGAGTGGCGTCATAATCGTGGCGTTGTCGGTCCCTGCTTCTGCAAGGGCTTGCGAGGACAGGGCGGTCCCTGATACACCCGTATTGATAACCGGAGAGGTTAGCGTCTTTGCGGATAGGGTTTGGGTGTCCGTAGTCCCGACCACATCACCTGCGGGAGCAGTTAGAGTGGCGATAGAGCCAAGGCCAAGGTTACTACGGGAAGTAGCCACGTTAGCAACGTCAGACAAGTCGTTAGCGGCAAGCATGTCACCCGTACCAGCACCCGCTGCGCCTTGTTGGGCAAGGAGTTCCCACTTTACTGCGGATAGGTCGGTGGAGAATGTGCCAGACGTATGCTCAACTACGCAGATGTACGACGAACCCGAGTTACGAACAATATCGTCTACGTAGTACGTGGTAGCAGTTACCCATGCACCTCTCCACGAGGGGGTAGCAGATACAGAGGTTACTCTCGTACCACCAAGGTAAAGTTGCGTAGCGTTAACACTAAGAGCGTTAAGGACATCATTACCACCCATGTCCAGGTCAGCACTCATCGCATTCGGGGTGCTACCATCCAAAGACAGGGTATTATCAAAACCATCTCGGAGTTGATCAAAGTTGTTGTTTAGAAGGGTCGTAGACCCATACCCCGCTGTGAGGGTGCTTACTGTTGGCTTCTTCGGCATGATATACTTTCGCTACTACTGGAGTTTGCCCTCGTTGCGGAGGCGCTCAATGTCGTCATTCAAACCGGAAACCTCAAATGCTTCCTCTGCGTTAGTTTGGGCTTGCTGCCTAGCTTTTCGTGCGTCTTTCTTTTCCACGTCAATACCTAGGAAGTCAATCAGGAATTTACTAGCTGTGAACGCCGAACGCCCACCAGTCTTTACTTCATTAACAATGCCACTAAAGGCTAGGGATTTCCTCTTTACATCCGCCTCAGTGCGCCACTGATCAAGATGTGGCTTAAGGACAGTGCACTCTCTAATCGTAGCCCAGACCGCCCAATCTCCGACCACAGCTTGAGAGAACTCATACTCTGTTGGATCATCAACTACAAGGTCAACAAAGATTCTAGAGATAGGGATCATCTCTTTACCGAACTTGTTCTTGATACCCTCAACACCATTTACGGTGAACACAGTATCCTCTTGCTTGTTGTAGGACAGTTCAAAGAACAGTGCCCTGGTTAAGGTATGGCCAGCAGGTCCGATAAACTGTTCTCTGGTCAGAAGAGCCATAATAACACAAAGCCTTATTTTTTTAGATGGAACACAAAGAAGCACGGAGTACAGGTCGTCCGCCTTCATGTAGTCTACATTAGTAGTTACTTAAGTTATCCTCTTAAGTCTTTTAATAACATTAATGATGTTAATAACATTAATGGTGTTAATAACATTAATGATGTTAATAACCATTATGGTATTTGATGACTCTAGAGGAAAACTTAAGTAGTTACCTATAGTAATGCACAAAAAGTCCAAAAGTAAACCCCCTGACATGAAAAAACTTCATTTTGTGTTCACTTTATTTAGAAGTGTGACTTTAATGTCACACATTATGATCATATAACCCTAAAGTACGTAGTCCAGATGGTGTCTAAGGCCTTTGGGGTCTACACGGCGCACATGAGGGAATGGCTGCTCGGGGCCCTTAGCATGGGCAAAACTTCTCCGAGAAAATTTGGAGGTGCAATTCATATAACAAGGCAACCCCCCGGCCCCCCCTGCCACCCCAAGAGAGGGGGGGGTCTTCTTTCCGCAGGATTTATCCGATCTGTACTAGTGCTGCTTGTTCACCACACATGTGTTGCCAGAATGGACACTCTGCCTTTGCTAATGTAACGGGTATTAACATTGTGCAGGGTTAATGTGAATGGTATTAACATTTAGGTGCAACGCACCCAATACATCCCCGTTCCTCATATGTCATTGTTATAATATAACATCGTCGGCAAGCTTCCTAGCGTAGCTTATGCATGATATATATATATACACACAGGCGCGACCTGGACTGTTGCACCATAGCCACACTTTTACAGGAAACCCGTCTTTTTTTGTATTCATGCTAAAAATATCTGGAACCTGCCGATTTTTCCTGTATTCTCTAATCATCGAAACAACAAACACACAACGGAGAAACAAAATGG